ATGTGCGGACGTTTTGCACAAGCTCAAACCCGTGAAGAGTATCTGGCTTACCTGGCCGACGGAGCTGATCGTGACATTGCCTATGACCCTGAACCTATTGGTCGGTACAACGTGGCTCCCGGTACTAAAGTCCTGCTGTTGAGCGAACGAGACGAGCAGTTGCACCTCGATCCTGTTTTCTGGGGTTACGCGCCCGGGTGGTGGGATAAACCGCCACTGATTAATGCGCGTGTCGAAACCGCTGCAACCAGCAGGATGTTTAAGCCCCTCTGGCAGCATGGCCGTGCGATCTGCTTCGCCGATGGATGGTTCGAATGGAAAAAGGAAGGCGACAAGAAACAGCCCTACTTTATTCACCGGGCAGATGGCCAGCCCATTTTCATGGCGGCGATCGGCAGTACACCATTCGAGCGCGGCGATGATGCAGAAGGCTTTCTGATAGTAACGTCTGCAGCTGACAAAGGACTGGTCGACATTCACGACCGACGGCCACTGGTTCTGTCGCCGGAAGCGGCCCGGGAATGGACGCGCCAGGATATAGGCGGGAAAGAAGCGGAAGAGATTGCATCTGACGGCTCTGTGCCAGCTGAGATGTTTACCTGGCATGCAGTGACCCGTGAAGTGGGAAATGTAAAAAATCAGGGGAGAAAATTGATAGAACAAATAGATATATGATCTGATGTACTTTTGATGTGCACTTATATCTGATCCAGCATTATCTTATTTTACGAAAGAAATATATTTGCAGCCATAGGACCACTAAGCCCATTTATACGATAGAATTCAACGCGAACACCCGGCTTTAACGTTTGGCTTTCGCTATTGCTTAATGCGGAAACATGTAAAAAAACATCTTTTCTGCCATCTGATGGGATGATTAACCCCTTTCCACTCTTGAAGTCAAAACTTTTGACGATTCCTGTCATTTTACGAGACAACTATTTTCCTATTTATAATAAAGATTTGACTATACAGGACCAGTTAGAAATAGCTATTCTTATTTTAACGGCCTTCTGGAAGGCTAAAATAAAATTTGCTTATTCATTCAACACGTGCCTTAATGGTTTGGCTGATTCGTTGCGATGATGAATCTAAATTTTCAAAAGCTACCCTCATAACCAGGTGTTATCTCTGATATCACCTCCTCTTGAGTCTATACGTGTACCATCATATATTTCTTTTCACGAGCTTGTTAGTTTGAAATTTTCAAACAGAGGTTATATGTCATCTAAAATAATCGGTCTTGTTAAGTGGTTTAACGACGATAAGGGATTTGGCTTTATCTCCCCACTCGATGGAAGTAAAGACGTTCTTGTTCACACTTCTTCTCTGCAGGGAGAAAAATTTAATACTCTCTTTGAAGGACAAAAAGTCAAATTCGCTATCATAGCTGGCACTAAAGGGCCAACCGCTGCCAATGTAACGCTCTGCGATAGATGATTTTTAAATGGATTACTTAAGCCAGCATGATTTTATCAGAGGCCAATGATTAGTCGGTACGCACATCATTACAACAGGCCAGCATATTTACTTACCATGAAGTTTGCTGACCGATGTGATGAAATGCAGGTCTGCTGCATGAACAGTCTAAAAGCAGAAGCTAACTGCTTATAAAACATTAAAGTGCGTAAGAGGTTAGGCAGCCTCCAAAAGCATCACTTCTTATTTATTGTATTACTGTTTTTTTAGAATCGCTGAGAAGATTTGAACAAAGCGCTGCAGTATGGGCACAACAACTGAGCCCCCTTTTGTACACGATTGTAACTATGTTCGGAATCTTTTGAGCAGATTGGACAAGGGCATTTTACTAAATAATTTCGGCGGGATTGAGTGTTTTTACGTGCAGTCATAGACTTCTCCAGTTCAAATGGACCGCTACAGTACACGTAAAGGCGGCATAATGCTTGTTTTAATTTCGAGAGAGGTGACATAACGTGAATAAGCCAAACCCTTTCGAACAGCATCGAATCTCAAAAAGCTTTCAAATACAGTTGGATATATGAAAAAAGTAATCATTTTCTTTAATGGTAAACCAAGTAAAGTTATCACTGTACTAAAAGGCGTGACGTCAATACGCGAAGAATATCCTAATGGAGAAGAGGTAAACCTTCAGATCATGTCAGCCGGTTTTCCCTCTTTAACAGGTGACCATGAAGTTGTCTATGTTGCATCAGATCGAGAACTTACTTCTCAGGAAATACTAGATGCAGCCCAGAAGTATCTTTAATATCCCAGATACACAGGCAATACCAGTGTAAAAAATCATAATTACAATAGCATTGTTCATTATTACCGCCTGCTAAACGCAGGCTTTTTTTTAAGATTGCATACGATAGAATCCGTTAAATCAAAAAAACAAGTAATATTGTATATTTAACCAACACACCGCTTCATTCGGCTAATCATGCACACGAGACCCTTATGCAAATCATAAGTTACAAGGTATTAATAATTATTGAAACGAATGAGTTTGATAAAAAACCCCCTGTTCTAATTTTAAAATTCTTACATGACCGCGAATACTCAGATAAGTCTGAAAGAGGAGTTAAATTTCCAGTAAACACATACATTGGGTTGGAAAACCAAGCAGTCTTAGAGTGGGAGTCTGAAAAAGATGGTGCAGACAAGTTAAAACAAAGACTTTATGGTAAACTTAATAGAATCAGGAAATTAGAGAAAAAACCCACTACGGTTTTTTTAATGATTTCCCCTAAAGAAAAGACGCTTTCCTTTGTATCCAGACTCAAAGAGAAAAAATCACATCTACAGTGATTTAGCATAAAAAAACAGACAAGGTATTGAATATGTGATGTTTTTATAGCTTATGTATTTGTCATAACTTTCTCTTGCTTCTAATTATATCTTTATGTCAATCTCTTGATAAGAGCAGCCTACCAGTATACTTAAACTCGTTCGCAAGAATAGTTATTTAGCGTTCATTCAGTCACTTCGCAGATGATTGGTTCTGATTTATCACATTAGGGTTACCAACCATAACTCGCATTGCATTCGATGGATTTCGGAACTGAATCCCCTTCCATCTCCTTTCCGTCACATTTTTTACTGTTCGGAACGTTCGAAGATTCCTGCTGTCCAAAATATACTCTAATCAGAAAAGGTACTCATGGAAATGCTTATCACCTTTACTATCGTAGCTTTAGTTCTGGCTTTAATGACATTCAGTTTGGTAAAAATAGGAATCAGTGTATCTAACAATCCTGATTAACTGTAATATGTAGTCAAGTCTCAGTAACAGCCTTATTCACTGGGAATTTCTTATAAAGAGTGCATAATGCTACATCATAAATGATCGCCACCTTCTTTCTGTCGACGCCTTTCTCAATCAGTCGCCCTGCCTGTGCCCATTGCTCTTCTGTCAGCTTCGGACGCCTGCCGCCGATTCGCCCTTTCTCACGAGCTGCGGCTAACCCAGCGCGCGTGCGCTCCACTATCAACTCCCTCTCCATCTCGGCCAGGGCAGACATGATGTGGAAAATGAAACGCCCCATCGGGCTTGAGGTATCAATGCTGTCAGTGAGGCTCTTGAAGTGAATACCGCGCTGTCGAAGCTCGTCCACCAGCAGCACCAGATTTCGCATGCTTCGCCCAAGGCGATCAAGCTTCCACACAACCAGCGTATCTCCCTCTTTCAGCGTCTTAAGAAGCTTTTTCAGCGCTGGCCTGTTAGCCACTGTTCCGCTCATTTTTTCTTCGAAAATTTGTTCACATCCTGCGCGTTCGAGCGCTTGCCGCTGAAGATCCGTATTTTGGTCATTTGTTGACACCCTTACATAGCCAATTTGCATATTTTTCACCCAATTATTTCTGCAAAAAAATCAGGTGAAGTTATCGGCCAGGCCGCTTGAGAGCAATCTATAAAACGTCGGTTTGGGAAGTAGCGCTTTATTGGATGCTCAAAGTTCCTGGGGTGATTCCGGTCAAAAGAAAGTTCTAACTGTGGGGGCTTTTGGTCTGGGGCGTGAAATTACTGAATCAGTTCCACTTAATACTATGAGCGAGTCCTACCCCTCATCGTTTATATGGTCGGTAGAGGACGCCAGCTACATGGGTGTCTCAGGAAGTCAGAGCATTACCTCTATCGTAATAGCTCGCGGAGGAAGACCAACTCGCATTCATCAAATCTACACGTTAGGGCGGACTTTCTTCAGTTACCGAACACCTACAGGGTGGCTGTATCAGGAAGCCTACACAACAGGGAACACCACTAAGGCGAGCGATGGCACGCTAAAAGCGGCCTCACCAGTTGCCCGCATAGTAACGAGTCGCGATGCATGCCAGCGCGCTGACGTAGCCGAAGATGGTTTCTCCTGGTGCGGCTGCGGGACAGCAAATACAGAGGCGGAGGGCATAACCCTTTCTCGCCTCGACGTAGGTATTTACGTGCTCGCAGGTTCGGCAGGACTGGCTTCAGAGGGATGGCAGCTACTGCCACCGATGGACCCTGGTGGCATTGGAGAACTTGGCGTGGTTGAAGCTGAGCAGACGGAAAGCGGAGGCCTGACAATCCGTCTTTTCAAGCAAAAATACATCCTGAGCGGTGAAGGTGAGATCATTAAAACCAAAGGTGAACCGATGGACGTACCGGCGAACAGCTGGATCGATGTTCGACTTGATATGCCTGACGATTCCCTGTTTAACCAGCGGATGAGCCAGGAGCCGCAACGTTGATCACTTCCTCTAAGGCGCTGACGCGGACAGCCAGCGCTTTGATTGCCGCCAGCGCATCGAGCATCAGAGGATTGAGGTCAAGCGTCATTTTCCCCGACTCCTCAGCCGAGTGAACATATTGCGGATCTATCTTTTCCAGTTCCTGAGCAATGACGCCGCGGCGAGTCGTTTTGGTTTCATCTGCAAGGTAGTAGAAGGTCTTAAAGTCCATTGCAACGATGTTGGCCAGAGACACTTCTAAATCCAGATCCCCTGTCACTTTTTTAAAGTTAATGTCCGATGTACCCGCATACTGCAGCTGCGCCCACGGCACTGAGGATTTTGGTGTTTGAGGGTCACTGGTTGTAAGAAAGCGGCTGAATACCGCACTACCGGAAGTGATCCATAACTGCGCAATTCGCTGTCCAGTGTACGAACTCTGGAACCCACAGCCATTCGCAGGAGCCCACAGAGTATTGCCATCGGCATCACTGATGAAGGATGAACTGGCATCTGTGGGCTTATTTTGGAGAGCCGAACCAACCCCAAAATCCCCAACCGAAAGCATGTTGCCTGACGAGCTATAAGCGTTCCTCGTCGCGCTACTTCCTAAACCGAGGTTTGTGCGAACGTCTGCAGCGTTAGTTGCACCAGTCCCGCCCTGGTCAATCGGGAGAGCACCGTTGGTCCCTTTCTGTGCCAGCTTACCGATGCCGGGGATAGTCACGGGGGTGCCGTTTATAGTTACCGTGATGCTCTGGTTTGCTGAGGTAGTAGCGAACGTCTCCCATGCGCCAATATTCTCGTCATACTCTTTGATGAGCTGAGACATGGCCTGTGCCAGCCCGTCGACCGAGATATTGTCTGATACCAGAATGCCGTACTTCTGGCCGCTCAGCGCCGGTGATGCAGCAGGCGTTACCGTCATTGACGTGGCGCTGTTCACGGAGGAAATCTGGAACATCTGAACCGGGTTAGACATGACAATAAGCGTCTGACCAGCGCGGACCTGGCTGGCGGGTGCTGTCCAGTTAGTTCCGGTGCCGGTTGCGGTATTTCCGTTAATGGCTATGGTGCCGGTGTTATAAAGCATGAACTACCTCACGATAATAACGTTCGTTTGAAACGATCAATAATGTAAAATTGATCGTTTATAGCAATCTGACTATTTTTTTAACTTAAATAAAATGGATATTCCCGCTCTTACAGGAATGTAGAAATGAAACGATTATTTGCTGCAGCTCTTTTGCTGCTGGCTGGCTGTGCCAATAAACACACAGATTATACATTTAAAATGGATTATCCGGTGGAGGCTGCGCGACTTTCTCTCGGTGGCGATATTCATGTAAATATCGACTGTGCCACGAGGGAAATGAAGGTTATTTCAGACAGCAGCAATGGAATATTCAGCCGCCATGTTAATAAACGTCTGAGTAATATTTGCTATAAAAAAACCGATAAACTCGATGTCATTTATCGCTTCAATGCTGCGAAGGGAGTCAGGCAAGATATGATTGCCACGCAATATCCACGTGTCCCGCCTGTTTCAAATACCGACAAACTGAGCGACAGGGATTCTTAATCCTCGCCCCTGCATCGTCTGGCTCCAGCTGCGCTGATTTTTAGAAATATACCTCCCCTGCAGCTGTGAGCCCGTCCACTTCAGCACTATCCCTGAATAACCGACCACCTCCCCGTCATCGCTGAGATTTCCAGGGCAGTTGTTTACCAGAATCCACGGGTTAAAACTGAGGCTCACCGATAGTGTGTTGTTCTGCAGGTCATAGTTCGTCGGCACATCAAAGAACCCGACAACGCGGGGCATTTTTGAGGCTGAAGCCGCGCTCCAGATGAGATATCCGGCACTGTCGAAGACATCCAGATACCCGCTTTGTATTCCAATGTTACGCGCAGTGCGGATCATGCTCCCCGCATTATCTTCAAGCAGGTCTGCACCAGGCATCCCGTATCTGTTTGCGCCAAGCTGCAGCCACCTTAATCTCCCGTCATTCCAGAATGACTGCGGAGTGAATCCCAGGGTACTGCCATTCCCAAATGGGCTGTCTATCTGGTAAAAACCTTTGTTGTTCACTGCGCCGAGCATACGCTGATCATAAAAAAGGGTGGACCTGTTTTGCGAGTCCACCAGTAATTTTCCATCGCTGTTGTAAACTTCGAATCCGCTCATTGAAAGTTATACACCTCCACATTGAGAGTGATCGCAGGACTACCGGTAGACGGCAAATAGTAAGCAGTAAAGCCGCCATTATATGCGCGGCAGTGATATTCATTGACCGTGACACCAGTCGATACAATTGAAATAAATGAACCATCCTGGGTTATCCCGGCGAAGGAAACATTTTTCGACGTTTCCCCCGCAGCGAATGTTACCGAGGTGCTTCCGATATATCGGATGGCATAATCACTTAAATCAACCGCTATCCGCCCTGCACTGTCCCAGCATTGCAACCCCTGTGGCATTACCATAACCCCATTCTGACACGCAGCACATTATTGCTGTCATAGATACGAATGAGAGTGCTGGTTATCAGCATCCTCCCGCCCCCGGCCACGCCGTTAATTTCGAACGTCCCTCCCTTATCAAGCTTCCAGCCTGCAGAACCAGCCACATAGTTATTCGACTGGATATAGTTGCCGATTTTGGCGTTCTCAATGGTGCCGTCCTGGATGAAACTGGCCCGGATGAATGTCTGCCCGTTCTGGATCACGAACGGCAAAGCCACGCTATTTCCGGCTGCCGTGGTGACGGCGAAGCGGTCAGCCAGGAAGATAACCTGCGACTGCATGCCGGATGGCGTATTCTCCACGCCGATACCCATCCCCGCGGCGTAATACTGCCCGTTGCTGGAGACACCAACCTTTATGTTGTACATCGCGCTGAGGTCGCCATTAACGTTGGCTATCGCCTGAGCGTTAGTGGTGATGGCGGAGGTATGCCCGTTCACGGTCGCCGTAATGCCGTTTATCTGCGTGGCCGTAGCCTGCTGATAGTCGGAGAACGTCTGATTTAGGCTGTTGATGGATGCCTTATTGCCGTTAACGTCCGTCTGCAGACTTAGCAGCGAGCGCGCCGTTGCCTCCTTCTCGTTTACGATTACCTCATCAATACGATCCAGCTGCGCACTGTTACCGGCGACCGTCGCGGAAAGCCTTTTGCGTGTGGCCACCTGCGCCAGCCCATTCTGGATAATGGCAATGGCTGAGTTCTTCACCCCGCCCGTCATGCCGTCCATAGACACAGAAAGCTCGTCGATCTTCACTTCGGCCTGCGCCAGCCCGTCAGCGTTCTCCTGGATGTCTTTCGCCTGCAGCTCGAGTTCGTCGGCATGGTTTTTGATTTCGTCAGCCATGCCAGCAATTTTTTCATTGCTGTCCACCGCGTTCTCGATCAGGTCTTTGAACGTATCGGAGTCTTTAATTTCCTCCAGAATCACATCTGTGATGTCGGAAACATCGATGCTGGCCTGTCCTCGCACCCATTCCGTGTACCCTGATTCGTTGCCGCTGCGGTCCACCAGTTGCGCGCGGTACCAGAAAATCTGCCCAGCCTTAAGGCCCATCTGCTGATATTTGCGCTGCGGGTAAGGCACATCGGCCAGCAGCATCGCATCGTCTTCGGTACCGGTCAGGCTGTACTGAATTTCCGTCTTCAGCGTGTCGTCGGTATTCGCCGGGAATCCCCAATTCAGCTCGATACCGAATACCACATTTTCAGAAGCGATGAAGCCAACCGGCTTCGGTGGGTTGCCCACTTTACCCGTCAGCGTTTTCTCATCTGAATAGCCCCATCCGGATGAAATTTCTGCGGCATTGATTGCGCGCACGCGCACAAGGTAGCGCCCGGCATAAATCCCGGGGACGTCGAATGACGTGGTGGAGCTGCGCGGCACGTTAACCCAGTTCCCGTCGTTGCGGCGCCATTGCGCTTCATAGGCGATAGCGTTCTGCGCCTGGTCCCAGCTCACGCGCATCGTTTCGACGCTGATATTTTGCTGCACTACAGAAAACGAGCTGATCACGATGTTCGCAGGCGGCGACTGGTTGCCCGGCGGGATCACGCTCACCGGCCGCTGGTCAATGAAGGCTCCGGTATCAATGCGATCGAATTTATCCGGATCGTGATTTGCACCGACGATTGTGAACGTGCCGTCATTATTATCAGTTACCGTAATAACGCGATACTGCTGTGCGTAGAGTTCATCAGACTCAATGACCCATACGGCCTCTGCCACAGGCGTTTCGCTGTAAGCGGTCGTAACGGTCACCTTATTGCCCGTAATCGACTGAATGGTGCGTGACTGAGAAACACCCGATGGAAGATTGACAATCATCCTGTCGGCTGCCGAAGCATGCGGCGCCCTGTCCAGCGTCAGCACACGACCATTTACCGCAGAGATACGGCCGCCCAGGTCGCGCCCGGAGAGATTTCGGTCCGCTACAGCGATTACATATCCAGGCTGCGGAATGTTGCCATCTTCCCCTACATTGAAAGTAACAACGCGATCTTTATTGTTGGTGAGGATCCCCCATCGCCCTTTCCGATTCGCTTCTGACTGACGGGTACAGCCGATCGCAGTTATCTCAAGTTGATTAAACCCATAACGCGCAACCAACGCCTGCTCAAAAACAGGCTCCATCGCATCAGAATAAGCGTTATCAGGATCAGACCAGGACACCAGCGCATTGGTGTAACGGTTACAGTCGCTATGTCAGCCCTATGGATAATCAGAGCATTTGATGTTACTGCCCGGCCCAAATGATTAGGTAAGGATTATCTTAATCACTAGCGCTTATGCTTGTTGATTACTGCCTGACTGCCAAACTGTTCAGGACTCTGATGCGGAGAATGCCAACTCCAGGGAATCATCGATAAAAAGAGCAAGTGAAACTGAGACTCCGGTGCCCTCGCGGTGAGGGCTTTTTTTGATTTGCCACTTTTAGTTGTTAAATCTCATGTGTTTTCTAAAATTTAAAGGAGGCTTTTCTATGTCAGGTAAAGCCGTCGTTCAGAAATACCCGTGTGCTCAAGGACGAGCCATCCCTAATTCTTTCTTTCCAACTCTATCTGCCTTATGCCAGCGAAATTATTGTTGCCCTTCTCAATTACAGCCAGTAGCGGCTTAATCCACAAGACTGCCTGGCAGTACGTCATGGAGCTGGTGGCAACGGCACGATCATCGGCTGTGTCAGGTCCATTGGAATCGGTGTGCATGGCGCTGGCACGTAAACGGTGCGCGTACTTGAGCAGCCCACCAGCAATGTCAGCAGGAACAGGCAGATCACAGGTTTTTTCACGGCGGAGAATCTCCCGGTATTCGATTACGGTTTCTTCTTTGGTGGTGTCAATCAGGGAGTTAAGCCTATTGGCATGTTCTGAAACCTGATTGAATCGATTGAAGTTGAATGCTTGGGTAGCGATTACCTGCTCCTGCAGAGCATTGTAACTTCGCAGAACGTCGTTATCACTCTGCAGACCGTTGGCGTCTGAGCAACTTTTAACGAGTGCGACTGACAGACCAGCAATAACCACAACCGCGATTGGTAAAAGATTAAATTTCACTGGTCGATCCCCCAGCACGCCAGCGCGCTTTCCTGGTCTCTCCGTTCCACCTGACCGTAGCAGCCGTTCTTCTGACCTTTAGTCATGCGGCAATCGCGACCACCGTCTTTAATCCACCAGCGGATTGCCTCGCATGCCCCGCGGCGGTCACCGGCATTAATGCGCTTATAGAACGTGGACGGGAAGCACTTACTCGGCCCGATGTTGTACGGGCAGAAGGATGCGATCCCAGCTTTCTGCGGTTCGGTAAGCGGTACCGCAATATTGCGGTCAACCCACGCCAGAGCCTTATTGCGTTCGATGGCGTTCACTTGATTGCATTTGGCCTGAGTCAATTTCATGCCCTGCACAACCGGTTTACCATAAACCATCGTTGCGCCGCGGCAAATAGTCCAGATACCGCCACCATCTTTGTAGGACGTGAGGCTGTTACCCTCTTTCTCATTCAGAAACTGGTCGAGGATTACGGATGCAGGAGCACCAGCTAGTATCAGTCCCAGAACTGCGGTACTCAACTTTGCTCTGGATCCCATCACTCACCTTCCTTTTGTAATGCCTCAACGACCACGCTTGCAGCAGCAGGACGCTCGTGAAGGGGTTTATCACCAACACCTTTCAGATAGTCATTGACCATTTTTGTTCGCTTCTCATCCTCTCTACGCCTGCGGTTTGCATCTACCCGCCCGTTAATGTAGGAGGCAAGCGAGATAAGCAGACCAGCAGCGCCAAAGAACATGAACACCAGATCCTGAGTGGTAAATCCAATGGCTGACGCCAGAGCTGCTACCCACGCGAAGAACTGCGTGAAGATGTTCCCTGAATCATTCATTTTCATGGTCTCTCACCTCGCTTTGTGCGGGTGTTATTGCTTGAAATAAAAAAGGCAGCCAAACGGCAGCCTTGTGTTGATTTAAACCTGCTGTAGCTTCCTTCTTATGAAGAGAGCAATAAATTAAATGATCCTTAAGTAGAACGATTTGACCCTTTAAAATAATTAACTATTCAAATAGTTAATTATTGTTATCATTTGAGTTAAGTTAAAGACAAATCTTCTTAGGGATATAAGACATACAAGCGGGCATGCACTGGCTTTATTCATGCGGAGAAGATTGATGTCGTTCTCCGCACTTTTTAGTGCTTACATCTGGCTATCAATGCCCACCAGTCAAGACATTAGTGCCAGAAACGTATTGAGACATTCATCCACCTCTAATAATGCCCACCCCATTCAGAAGATTTGAGTGAATAAAAAAAGCCCGCTTTTGAAGGCGGGCTAATGAGTTGACTATTGGTAAGGTAGGTGCGAGTAGTACCTATGCTCAGTAGTGAAACTGTATCGGCTGATTCACGTTTGGTTCAGGAGAACCACCTAGCATTCAGTAACTTTCACAACTTAAAGCGTAGCAGCAGTTAGCAAATACATAAAAAAAAGCCTGCATTTTGCGGCAGGCTCTCAAGGAATTTGAAACTGTATTGTTGTTGTCATGGTGCCGGGTGCCTCCCGGTGTCTTTACCCCAGTCAGCAAAGACGCGTGCATACCTGCAGATAGCAGTTGACTGGAACGCCCTTTCGCTTAGAAAGGATTCACCACAAAAATAATTTACGCGCTAATCATTCTGTAGGTCAATCGGTTATTTATGGACAAAAAAAAGCCCACTCAGCGAGCAGGCAACCAGACGTTAACAGCATGCACGCTGTTAGCAAAAGCACTGAGGACATAGTACTTCCATATCCATTCCACCGGATAATTAGAAGAGTAGCTCTAAAGGTATAAAGTGCAATAAATTCAGTGGAATATATTTTAGTGGTTTATTGGTGGAGCAAGGGGGCCCGCGAGAACCTCAGCTTCTCCGTTGTCGCAGATGTCGTCACCCTGTGTCAGATGCCAAATACCATTAAAAGTAAGTCCTGTCTCAAGGTCTTCAGTAACGCCATTGCTGTAGTAAGCAACCTGCAGTCTGCCGTTGTGTTGAATCCAGTACACTGAGGGCAAAGAACGCGCGCTACTTCCCTGACCTCTCTACGCACCTCATACTCCGAAGGACGAATATCTTCGACGCCCATGTTCAGAGACATCTTCACGAACTTCTTCTCTTTTACCGGCGTGTGAGACTTCATGCTGAAAACTTCCGCGTCTATAAACCCTTCCCCATTGCAGCCATCGCACTGCTTTACGCTGGCGGCGCTGCGGGAATAATCCTCGAAAGCGAAGCTGGCCAACCGATGCATCACTAGTGGCTTAACCCCCGCATCCAGTTTACGCAGAGCAGCCACCCGATCGCACTTGGTCAGCGCATACTGAGCCAGCAATTCAATCGCCCTCTCCCGGTCATTGTTGCTGATACCCATCTTCCCGAGAAAAGCGCTGTAACCCATGGCGGCCCGTTCCTGCGTCATGCCCATCGCAGCCATAATATCCGAACCAGTTAATGCATCTGATGCCGTAGCACGAGGAGAGTCGCTAATCATCGTCGATTTGGCGAAGTGATATTTGAGTGTATTTTCGATATTCATGCGGTCTCCAGCTCGGTAATGGTGAGTTCTAATTTTCCGCCCTTAACGACAGGCATTTTCACAACGCGATAATCCACAACCTGGCAGTCATCCAGCCAGAATCCCGCCCTGGTTAAAGCGTCAAATGCAGCTTTCTGCAGGTTATCCAGATCGCGGCGCCGGCGATCGGGCATGTAACATTCAATGCGTATTTTAAGTGGTGCGGCCGTGCGGATATTAAGCCGGGCGCTTCGAATGACGCTGGCGACTACATAGCGGTACGCAAGGCCATCAGCACTGATATGCGTTCTCCCGCGGTTGTGTCGGTAATATCGGTTATTGCTCGGCGGCCAGGGCAAAGTAATTAGATATGTCTTCACGCTCACCCCCACATCCTGTTTTTCCAGCGGCTATCCGGGCGCGCTGGAGTATTTGAGGTCGGAAGGTAAGCACTGACCGTCCAAGTTACGAAGTCCGGATTAAGGCCGCGCTCAACACGCACGCCGCGCGCTTTGTAACGCTTAACCAGTTCGTCGGCCTGTTCGGTGCTGCAATCGGTGTGGTGGAACCAGGTCTTCTTCATTCCATCACCCCGCAAAGCCAAACAGCTGAGCGGCGACATTTTCGGCCTCATCGCGACTGCGGAATGAACGGGACAGGATCCAGCGCCAGAGAACATCGAGCGCAGCTTTATAGAGTTGCTGAAACTCGAGTTCGTCCATGTTGGCAAACGAGATGCTACGAGGATGCTTTTTGAGTGTGCCGTCAGGCAGCTGAATGGCATCAAAGTGCCCTGCTTCGACGATCACCCAGGAGCGGTAAGCGTCAAAGGATTTGCACAGGCTAATGCCATTTGTGACCCGGCGGTATGCAACCTGCTCAAGATAATGCTCAGCAGCATCGATCAGCGCGCCCTCATTGCCGGCATACGAAGCTAGGAACGTGGCGTAGCCAGTAATCAGCTTCCTCTCGTTACTCGAGATAGCCCCGCCGGTTGGTTCCCAGTATTCAAAACCGAGATTGAGAAGCGCGAAAAAGCGCCG